TTATTACCAGAAAATTTATTGTTCACCACCTAATATACAGCCTGATCGATCCAGTAATCAATCTCTTCGTCCAAGAATCCAGGAGCTCCACCAAAAGCTGTAGCTTGCCCATTCTTATCGATCTCCATTTTAAAGGCTATATGTAATTCGTCTCTAGTTTTCATGTTTATTTCTTAGATTTTGTTTCGCCTAAGATGCTCAAGTAAATGTCTTGATTTTTCTTATCTTTCAAGAATGCGATTACATCCTCAAGACCGTTACCAATAACATCAGTACCGAAATAATAAGTGGCTCTATTTTTTCTAATAATGTTCTTACTTAATGCCTCTTCGATTACGAAGTTAATTTCTTTGTTAGGATTGTCTACCCAGATTCTAATAAATCTAGCAGGATCCTTATCAATCAACTGAGAAAGACTTGCTTCAACCATTTCATTAGACAATGTGTCAGCTTTAGTACCAAGCAAACGAAGACATTTACGCATCTCTTCGAGTGACATCTTGTCAAGAGCTCTATAAGCATCACGTTTAACTTTGTTAGCTTTGTTTGCAAGCTCAGCCTCAGCTTCTTTATTAATGAGTACGTAATCTTTTGATGGATTTACTTTATCCAAACCCAAAGCAACACGCTTGTGTCCTTTCAAGAATAAGTACTGTAATTCCTCTTCTGGTTTATCTGTGTTCAGAATCTTATCATCCTTGCCAATCTTTACTGCGAATGTATCCCAGTATGTGCCATCGGGACTAAGAGTTCCCTCAGAAAAACCCAACTTCTTTTCAAATTCTCTAGCCTACTCCTAAGTAAGACCTGTATATCTACTACCGGATCTAGTCCAGTAAGAACCGACTGCATCAAAGCAGTTAGCCCATTTTACCAATCCTGTCCAAGGATTTACTTTTGTTGATCTAACGATTACCTCCATAATTATTGTATAATTAGATTATCAAGTTAGTTAGTTATTCTTTTCCAAATATATTTTACACGCCAATCGTTCACATTCTTTAACGGATGTCGTAACTGCGTACGGATTGTATCTTTGTGTATTCCGGTCTAAGTGGACGCTTCTGTAATAGAATCAAATTGTGCTATCAGCTGTCCATCAGATGAATACTGTCCAACAGGTACTCGTTTAAGCTAAGATATTAATTGTAAATGCTTTCGTTTCTTATCTGAGCATTTTCCTTTTCTAGCTTTAGACATTGCTAATTTTACTTCATCAGACATTTTTCGACCAATAGCTTTCTAACGTATCTTCTCTTTTGTTTCATCAGAATGCTTCTTGCCAAAGGTTCCGTCTCCGCCAGCAGTTAAATTATAACCAACATTTTGATCCATTGAGTTGTAGAATTTTATCCAATATTTTTCTTTTTCTTTCAACTCGTCATAGTCACTTGCTGTATCAATGACATCTATTGTGAAGTTTTCTTCACCATATTTTGCCATCGAACGGTGGATCGGCGTAGGATCTCCGATACGAGATTCATACCAATGGTGGCGATATCTTGTACCGGAGCCCTAATTTGTTATGCCAATGTATATCTTATTGGTTATTGTATTCGTTATTTTGTAAACTTCGTTAGTCATAACTCAGTAAACAAAATGTTATCAGTGAGATGCGTCCATTATCAACTCTCCGCAGGCACGCGGGTCACGAACCATGATACCGCAATCACCGAGGAAGTGACAAGTGTAACCATCCTTAGCGTTACTTCTAACCTCAGTGTTAGAGTGTGCGTAACCAGCAGGAGTTACAGAACCGGCAGTACACCAGTTAATGAACTCACGATCTTTACGAACAACTTTAACGATGTTAGCCTCACCATCACGACGACCGAGATCCAAGAACGTGATACGATAAGACTCCAACGGTTTCAAAGTAACCGGGTGCAACTGACGGTTGTAAGTCAAGTTGTCATACAACGGCATGTGTTTGAACGTGAGCTCAATACCGTTAGTAAACTTAACAGTCTTGAACTGACCACCGAAAGTCAAATTGTCACCTGAACCGGTTACAAATACGGTGTCAACCAACTGCAGCGTTGCAACTTTCTCTTTGATTACACGATCAATTTCTTTCATACCCATCTCACCAGTAAAAGCAATAAACTTGCGCTCGTTAGTGCCAAGTACATTATAAGACAGATCAAACAAGAAATCCTCAAGCAACTCAAGAGTAAGTTTAGTATAGTAACGTCTATTAGACGGAGCAATCTGCTCAAGGAGTCCGGCGCCGATATAAACAGATCTACCGTTTTTACCCTTAAGGTTGCAAGAACCATCTTTATTAACATTGTTTTGATTGTAAACCAAACCACGCTCCATACGCTTGTACCACTCACGCATAGCCAACCACTCCTGGTACGGTGCCCAGAGGTAAGAAGTCTTACCAGTCTTAGGATCTTTCAAAGCTACAGCCATAACTGTAGAGAAAGCGTGACCAGTGATATCCCAGCTAAGACGCATAGTCGTAAGGTGATTACGCATTTTAAAGTGAGTGTTGTAGTTCAGGATATCAGCCTCCTCTGAATACTCTTCGTAAGCAGAAGCCAAACGCGATACCTGGTGACCAGCCAACAGCATCTCTGCATCGATATAAGATGCGGGGTTTGCATTAGTAATATAACCAGTATAAACATGCAGATTACCATCCTGATACGGTGCATCAGAAATACGCAACTGGCTCTTATCGTCGAGCTCAATAGTTGCACCAGGACCAAACCAAGCATCCTCCAACCACAAAGTAATAGGAGTATTGCCAAGACCCGGAGTCATAGTTTCATAGTTCTCTGAAGTAATAGTAACACCATTCCATGCAGCCTGACGAATCGTAACGGCACGATCCTGATCGATCATAACGCCCCATTCGAAAGTATCCTGATCAATTGTCAATACGTTACCCAAACCACCAGTCAACATATCGAGGGAAGTAGTATAACCACTGTCTTTAGTACCAAATACATATGACAAAACAGTGGATACCTCATACGGTCTCTGCTGAGAGGCCAAGCTAATCTTGTTCATATCAACCAGATCGGAAAACCATTTTCCTTTGTACAAGACTAGGTTATTTAAAATATTGTTATCCATGTTATAAATTATAATTTATTATTATGATATACGCAGTCGTCTTGCAGCAGAATACCAGATATTATCATCGTCCGATCCGTTATTCAATTGTCTAGACTTACTGCTTACTCCACTATTCTTCAAGCTGTTTTTAAACTTTTCTACAGCGGAATTATTTCCTTCTCTTTTTGCTGCAGCCAATAACTTGTCAGCATTCATAGTAAAATACGCAGATTCAATTAAGTTCTTAACACCACCTTTGGCGTAGTCTTTCTGATACTTCGTACGACCATCGGCTTCCGGCTTCAGTATGTAATCCATCAAAACACGTTTGTCTTTCTCAGGAATATTAATACCACGTATATTCTTTAAGCCTTTAATTTCGGTGACAACGTTATCATAGAACTGTTGTTGCCTCTCCATATAAAGCTAATATTGTTTTTTCTGCTCCTGTAATAGCTGTTCCTTTTTCTGTTCGTTGATTTCTTTAAGGTCTTCGATAGCATCTTGAGCCTCATCTTCAAGTAAACCAGCATCCTCATACTTGCTAATTTTCTTATCGATCTACTTATCGCTGAATCCTTTTTCTTTCAACAGCTGTTTAACTACAATCTTCTGATTATTCTCATCCTCAAGGTCGATATCATCAAGATTTACTTCAGCATCAATACTGAAATATTTACGGATATCACCACCCTGTTTAACGAAGTTGTCGAGAGCTTCAATTTCCTGACTAGCATAAGCGGGCTTACTGTTCTCTTCAATAACATCCTTAAAGTAAGAGATCAACTCTGATACATCTTTAGGTTTGTTATCATCTTCATCCGTCTCCCAACCAAGCTCTTCAGCCATTGCATCAAAGAAGTTTGATACAACGTTATCATCTGCCGGCTCATCTACATTCTGAGGCTCAGTGTCCTCAGTAGGCTCCTCGACTTGTTTACTCTTCTTAGAAGGTTTCTGTTTTTTATCGTCGGTATCATCTTCATCCTCCTGCTGTTCAACAGTGTCGTCTTCTTTATTTTTCTTACCTTCGATACTGTTGTTCAATTGATCTCTCAACTCATCTTCATCCATTGCTTCAGATGAGAAGTTATCGTCTGTATCTTTGTCATTAGGCAACTCGCCATTGCGATTTGGAATAAACCCATCAAGGATTGCTTCAAATCCACCCAATGTGTTATTGTTCTCTTTGTCCATAATTAATTAATTAATTAGATTTTGTTTTATTATCCCGTGCAATAGCAGCTCCTCCAGCTACCATGGGAACTCTTTTTAATGCTCTTTTAATGTACGCATACTTTGCTTTCTTGTATGCTGCACCTTTAGCTCCTTTCGTCTCAACCATTGATGCTATCCAATTGAAATATGACTGACTATAAGCATTCTGTTCAAGTAACAGTCTATCGATAGTCTATTCAGGTAAACTATCAATTAGCTTATTCATTTCTTTTACAGTTGGAGTTTTACCATATTTCCGTTGATACTCAAGGTATAATCTGTTGCGCATCTCTGTATTAGTTGCTTGCTTCTCAACCAATTTCGCGTGCGCTCTGTTCTTTGTTGTATATGCTCTATTTAATAAGTTTTCGTACTTATCACTAGTCCATTCAGTGTCTTCAAACCTATGTCTGAATTCATGACTGATAGTATTGTTGAATCTATTTTTATTAGGATGTTCAGCAATTTTTGCATTATCGGTAATTCTACTATAACTACCACTAACACCCTCAGCTATACCATCTTCTGGATATAAATCGTATAAGAAGTTGTTTCTATTATTTAGATATTCAGCTTGCTATGCTTCATTCAACGTACTTCTTTTAAGCACATCGTTCTGGAAGAAATCGTATGCTTCATCACTAAACTAATCTGTTGCTATAGGCTACTTCAATGTTGGACTGGAATACGGGTTCTTTGGAATTACAACGTTACCGTTTTTATCTAAAATCAATGCGTTTTCAACATCGTCTGCTGTACCGGTTAGTGCTTTTACTGCACCTTTCTTCAATACTTTTAATCCTTTAATGAATTTATTTAGTATTGGAGTTAATGCTACAGAACTAACATAATCAGCTGCAATAGGATCGGTTCCACTCATAAACCCTGCACTAGCATTGTATCCTTGTAAGAACTTCTACGTATTAGGATCGTATGCATACACAGGCATTTCTGAAGTTGAATTGTACGGTAGATATTGTAACGGTTGCTGTACACCATCTGTACCATCACCATATTTGATTATGCCGCCTTTTGACTTCTTTTCTGTAGCATTACTGTTTTTATCAAGAGTGTAAACAGCGCCAGCTACAGATGGGTAAGTAAGCAGATCGCGCAACTATTTGATAGCCATTTTTTTGTTGTCGAAAACCGGGCTATTGATAATCGGGCTATAATAGTCAGATGCGTACCCATTTGTCTCTTCAAGCACATTAAGTAAAATGTCGTCTGGAACTTCCTTAAGAGCGTCTTTCAGATAGTATTTGCCATCTCTAATATATTGAGGATACATTTCGCTAATATCATCCTTCACTTGATTAAGTGTTGCACGGAGTTCATACCACTCGTCAGCACCATCTGCATTTACAGGCTCACGTAGGTCGAAATTGGCATCCTCCAAAAAATCGAGGAAATTTTGGTATTTCCGCTGTATTGTCTCCGGTATATAATCATCTGTACCATGTGACGCTTTCTCATGTACAGCCATCCCGTTCAAGTAATCCTTAAACCTCCGTTTATATGCCTCATCGTACTTAAGATAGTTGTGCCCAGAGCCACCGTAATGCACACCAAGCACGCGTGGATCATTAATGGTTTTTTCGAACGAATCTTTATCGGTCACTTTGATTCTGTACTAGTCATCATACATATACCTGTCAGCATTCTAAATGCCACGTTCCTAAAGCTACTGACGCAATATTTTTTCATAAAAGTCGTTTGCATACTTATCCAGACCTTTTGATAATTCTTGATATTCCGGATTCACAAACATTTCATCCGGATTTTTAATACCTAACGTACGCCTAAATATTCTATCATATTCTGGCCCCAGCTTTTCTTTAAGCAAGTTAACTACACTTTCTCCAGCATATTCAGAAGGTGATTCTATACCAAATTTTGAATACTTCGCGTCAAAGATAGGATTTGGAGTGCTCGCTTCAGTATAAATTCTCTTATTAGGTACTACAACTCCCTCATCTAAATATCTACCATTAGGCAACTTTCTAAATGCTCTTAAATTCTCCATTGGCATTGTGCCAGTGTCAAAACCAATACCGTAGCCAGCTGGCAAATCTGATGATAAAGTTAAAGCAAATGTAGATCTATCTCCAGCTCTTGCGTTTATATATGTTGGAGCGTCTCCTTCTAGCATATAATCGGTGAATCTATCACCAGCTTTAGCAAACGTGCCATCCCAAGGTTTGCCAATTGCCGCCTGTGTCTTATTGCCGTGAGCAGCTCCTGATTTTTTTACTAACGAGATTCTTTCATTGCCTCCTGGTATCAGGTTGTATCCATTATTACCAAGTCTGACTCTAGCATTTACCATACTATTTCTCCAATCTGTTACAGCAGAAGGATAATTCGCAAGGTCTCTTGTAGTTACGTTCATTCCAAGCTCCTTAAGATTTGCAACTTCAGGATACTAAGATACTCTATAGAATTTATTAGCATTTCTGAAATAACCAGAACCTACAGTGCCATCATATGCCTTTGTAGCAGCATTTAGTTCTTTCGATAAAGCTCTACTCAATGCTAAATTTCTAGTAGGTTTGTATTTAGAGCCAAGACGTATTACACCATCTTCCAACGCACTAGCTGTCTATCTAATAGACCCACCACCCATTGGCATTG